GCTGGAGTCCCTGCTGGTGCGCTCCAAGAGGCTCTTAACGCTTCTGAGGACATGAAGAGCATCACGGGGATCTTTGATGCTAGTATCGGTGCTAAGAGCAATGAGACAAGTGGAAAGGCGATTCTAGCAAGGGAACGTCAAGGTGATGTTTCTAATTATCATTTCATTGATAACTTATCTAGGGCCATTCGTTATTGTGGGCAGATTCTTGTTGAGATTATTCCTCATATTTATAACGAGAGAGATAGCATCAGGATTCTTGGTTTAGATCAAAAAGAAAATGTTATTAAATTGGGTCAACAGAGCGGCTCTCAAACCAACGGCAAGCTTTACGATCTTTCCGTCGGTAAATATGATGTAACTGTATCAACAGGACCATCATTTGGTACTCAACGTGAGGAAACACGTGAGGCTCTTATTGAGATAATGCGTCAGGTTCCAGATGCGGCTGCGTATCTTGGCGATGTTCTTCTTGATCATATGGATTTTGTTGGAGCAGATAAAGTTTCAAAACGTTTAAAACATCTGTTACCACCAGAAGTTCAAGAAATGGAAAGGCAAGACCTTGATGCGGAGGAAAACCCAGAGGCGGCTGCGTTAGAGCAACAACTGCAAATGGCCAAGCAAGAAGCACAGCAACGAGAACAGGAAATTATTGGAGAGCTTCAAAAGATTCAGCAGGAAAATGAAGCATTAAAGACTGATAAACAGTTAGAAGCACAGAAAATACAAAGTGATGTTCAGATAGAGACACAAAAATTACAATCTCAATCCAGTGTTAAGGTGAGAGAACTGCAGTTAAAAGAAGGCGAGTTACAGTTGAAACGAGAAGAATTGGCGTTAAAGAGAGAGTTCTCGCAACAGGATCAATGGGATTACGATAAGCTGATGCAGTTTGATAAACAGGTTTTTGAAGCTGAGCAGAATGAGAAAGACAGACAACTTGAAATAATCAAGGTTCAGATGTCTAATGAGTCTTCGTTGAATATGACCGAAGGCAGTGGGGATTCGTTGTCATTTCAGGAGGTTATTCGTGCTGTTACAGCCCCAAAGCGTGTTATACGTGATAGTGATGGTTTGGTAGTGGGTGTTGAATCTGTGATTGAAAAGGATGGTGGATAATGGTTGTTAAGCCTGGTAGAATTGGGGTTGCAGGGACGGGGAAGTTTCTTGATACAACTATTATGGAGAGTGATACCGAGGCTGGTACAGGTGACGTTCATCGTGAGGGCGTGGTTATCGGGGACTCTGAGAACCTTGATGCGAGAGTTGCAGTTTCTCCATTGGGAGCTTTAAGGGCGTCTTCAAGTATGGGTAATTCTGAAATTACTGATGGTTTTCCTGGATATAGCATTGTTCATAAGTTTGGAAGAAATACTGATGTTGGTAGCGGTTTTACTCCCGTTTCTTTAGGGGGATTGTTTCGGACTCCTCAAGTTGGTGACGCTACGGCGTTAAGGGTAAAGGCCGGGGATGTTAATGATACGGCTGGTGGTTCTGGTGCGCGTTCTGTAGTGGTTTTGGGAATCGGTCCATCGGGTGATGAAGTATCTGCGATTCTTACAACGGCTGGTGTTAGTGCAGGGCCTTCTAGTTCTGTTACGTTTATTCGGGCGTATAGAGCGTATGTAAACGAGTCTGGGACATATGGAACAGCGACTGTTGGCTCTCATGCAGCTGACATTATCATAGAGAATGCTGCTGGGACTGAGGATTGGATAGGTATTGAATTTGAAGGGTTGTCGCGCTCACAGTCTCAAACTGCTGTGTATACAATTCCAAATGGTAAGGTTGGTTATCTTCAATCGTTCTTTATTACAACTGCGACAAATAAACCTGTTGATTTAGTTTTGTTGCGTAGAAACGATATTTTACAAACTTCTCCTCCTTATAGTTCGATAATTACACAGACTGAGTTCACTGGAATACAAAGCCCTTTTGTGTCTAATTATACTGTTCCAGTAGGACCGTTTAGTGCGAATACTGATATGGGTTGGATGGCCAGAGTCGCAACAGGAACTGCTAGTGTGTCAGTTGATTTTGAAATTCTTTTAAGAGATGTTTGATGCTTGCTTCACTGCTTTGTATTCAGCATAGGCAGGTATCGGGAACTCCTTTTCCATCAGTTCTAAATAGGTATTTTTATAGTGAAGATCATGAACATTTTGACGAAAATAAAGCGATACATCAAGATATTTATAAAGAAGCGATACCAGAGATAAAAGAATATGAAAAAGAAGCAAGAAAGTCTGTAAAAGACAAAGAGAAGGTGAAAGCCTATATATCTGTAATTGCTGCGGCAGATCGTGTTCCAGAAGAAATACAACCTTTAAAGGATATGGCGATAAATGGTAGTTTAGTGGATAAATTAGAGAATCAACATTATGATACTGATGTTTTGTCATCATTCACCGTTCAGTGTTATTTATTTTATTGTAATTGGAAACGTCAAGATGATGAAGAGGTTCTTTTGGTGTTGATGCTTTCTTAATTGACATTTTGTTCGTTTGTATGCAAAATAAAGTGTCACTCGTAATGTGTGTGAGAAAGTCAAGGATGAGAAATGTCTGAAAATTCAATGAGTAGTGATTCTGTTGAGGATAATATTGTACAAGCGGTTGTAGAAGATAAAGATGTGGATTCATCGTCTGCACTAAGTGATAATGTAGTTGATTTTGACGCTGTTGTTGGAAATAACGATGAGTCGGAATCGGATGCTGCTGAGATATCGGAGTCTGAGTCGGAATCGGAATCGGCGGCTGCTGAGATGCGAGAGTTCGTTTTTGGTGAAAGCAAACTTTCTGTTTCTGCAGATTCTATCACTGATGAAATTGCTGACAAAATTCATCAGTTTTCAGATGAGATTGCGTCGAATCACGCTAAGAGCAAAAAAGATGCTGATGTCTTGAAGGATTCGTTAACCCTTCAAGATAAAGCTTTGCGTAAATTATCAACTCTTAATGATGAAGCGTTGAATGTTTACTCACAAGGATTAAGGCTGAAGGATGATATTGCTCAATTATCGCAAGTAGATTTGAATCCTTTGTGGCAATCTAATCCCGATCAGGCTAGGCAGATCTCAGATGCTCTTGGAAAAAAGCAGGCCGAACTTCAGAGTGTTATTGCCCAAGTTGGGCAACGTGAACAAGCAATGGGTCTTGCTCATGAAGAGGAAACCGCTCGTCGTCAGACAGAAGGGCGTGCAGTTCTTGATCGAAAATACGAGAATTTTTCTAGTGAAAAATCTCCTGCTCTTATCAAATATGCTGTCTCAAAGGGGATGGATTCACATGAGGCTAATAATTGGGCATTGAATCCGATAGTAGCTGAAATGGCATATAAAGCCATGCTTTATGAGCAAATGCAATCGCAGGTGAAGAACAAACCAAAACTCAAACAAGTTGTTGCGCCAGTAAAAGCGTCAAAAGTTAAGGGGAAGTCGACGTCTGGAATAAAAGATCTTGGTAAAATGTCAATGGCTGAGTATGCCAAATGGCGCAACGTTAGTTCAGGTTGATAAGGATATTTTGGAATGGCTAATACTACATTAACCGCTGATATAATTGCTAAAGAGGCGATTATGCAGCTGGACAATCATCTTGTTATGGGTAAGGAAGTTTTCCGTGGATATGAAGAAGAGTTCAATAAAAGTATAAATGGTTATGAACGCGGGAACTCCATTTCTATTAAACGTCCGATGGATTTTACCGTTCGAGATGGCGCAGTAATGAACGTTCAAGAGACAACAGAGGGTAAGCTTACGTTAAATGTCGACAAGCGGAAAGGCATTGATTTCGAGTTTACCTCTCAAGAATTGACGTTAAACATCAAGGAGTTGTCCGAACGAGTCATCAAACCAGCTATGATACAACTTGCGAATCAGGTTGATTCGGATTTGCATGCTTTGTATAAAGATGTTGCCAAGTGGGTTGGTACTCCGGGTCAGTTGATTAATAGCAATACTGATTTTTCCAAAGGTCCAGAATCTTTGGATTTAGCAGCTGCTCCTCAAGACAATCGCTGTTCCACCTTGTCGCCATCCGATCATTGGGGTTTAGTCGGGGCACAGACAAGTCTTTTGAATGACAAGCTTGTCGGTGAGGCTTACAAAAAGGGTGCGCTGGGGATGATTGGCGGTGTGGACACGTTCATGACTCAGAACGTCCCGACGCATACTGTTGGTGCCCATGCGGGTACACCGTTGACTAAAGGATCGGGTCAAGCGGTTACTTATGCGGTGAGCAAGGATACCAACACTCAGACTCTTATTACCGATGGGTGGAGTTCTGGTGCCGTTACGTTGAATGCTGGTGACAGTTTTACCATTGCTGATGTTTTTGATATAAACCCGGTAACTAAGGCGACGTTGCCTCATTTGAAGCAATTTGCGGTGGTGACGACTATTAGTGATACTTCTGGTGATATAACGTTGACCATGACCCCAGCTGCTATTGCATCTGGTGCCCATCAGACTGTTTCTGCTGATAT